CGTCAGCGGCTTGCGCTGGGGTGGGGATGTGTAGAGCAGATTGCTTCCAACAGGCAGGTCATGCCGCCAATCGTCGAACTCTCTCGCTCCGTTGGGTGTGATGTAAATGGACGCCACCGGCTCCTGCACCAGCTCTACTGGGCGCTGGGGTGGGTGCCACTTTGTGTCTGAAGTGCCATTGATGTGTGACCACGCCACCGGCTCCTGCACCGGCTCTGCCAGCGCGGCGCGGAGGTTCTTCTCGGCCTTGCGCAAAAACTTTCGCGTCGGGCTGTTCAGTTCCCAATGCACATCGGTCTGCGCCAATTCCAACGCCTCCAGCGCCTGCTGGGCGGCTTCGCGAAGTGCGCTCACTTCAGCCACCCCGCAACCAACACGCCAGCCAGGATGGCCGAGCCGGCCAGCACGGCCACAACGACAACACCCTGCAGCATGTCGAGCCAATGCTCGCGGCCGTAGAAGCTGGGCTCCTCCACGTCAACCTCGCACGCCTCCGGCGTCGGGCATGGCACCCTGCCCTGCTGGCACGGTCCATTGCAGCCCGGCCTCATGCCTCACGCTCCTGCGACAGGAACGCATTCAGGCGATCGATGCGGGCCTGGTGGTACGCGATCATGCTGTCGGCGTACTCGGCCGCAGAGTGCGCCTCCAACAGCGAGCGGCGGGCCTGATCGAGCTCGTTTGTTGCGAGCATCTCGGGTGACGGTGTGCGGAACCAATTGCGCCAGAAGTTCATGGTCGTCTCCATGAGTTGAGGATGTCCGATTATCACAATGCCTATACGCGGGCGCCAGTCAATCACCCCAGAGTCTTGTCAACATAGGCGGCGATCATCTGCGCGGCCTCGCGCACCAGCCGGTCGTCGTCCGGGCTGGCCGCCAGGCTGTCGCGCAGCCACGGCCGCCATCGGCGGGTCAGAGCCCGCCAGTGCGGCTCATGCACGACGTGCAGCCAGTCCACCGCAGCCTGCACCGCCCGAACCTCCAGCGGGCTGTAGCCGGTGACCTCGAGCTCCTCGGCCGAGTCGGCCACGCCGCGGAACATCGGCGACACGCTCGGGTAGCCCAGGTCACGCCGGGCCTGGCCCCAATCGCCGCCGGCCCAGACCTGCAGCAGCTCGTTGACCCAATCAGGCACGCTTTTTGCTGTCATTTTCCCCAGACTGTACGCCTGTACAGTTGCCCAGCGTTTCGACCGTCAGCAGCACTTTTCCGCCCGGCTCGGGCGGCACCCACTCGAACGTCTCCTGGCGCAGCACCTTGCACGAGTCGTCGACCCACAGGCCGGCCAGGGTGAGCGCATCGGCTGCCTCCTTGCGCACGTTGTCGAGGTCTCTGGCCCGGTGGTCTGGTGGGGCGATGACCCAAGACGCCTTCAGCGGGCCCGCCAGAGGCCTCAGGCTCGTTTTTCTGGCCTGACCCTTACCCAGCCCCATCCCGGCCAGCAATCGCAGCACAGCGGCCCGATACGCCACGGTCTCGGCGGTCTTGTAGTGCCCACCAGTCCGGGTGTGCTTCGTCGCGTGGTTCCCGGTCGGCGGCCAGGGCAGTTCAAGGGTGATCGTGTGCTTTTTGTGAGTGGACACTAACTCAGAACTTAGGCTGTCGTTCTGGCTGTCTTTTGGTGCCTTGGCCGGGCCCGATGAGGGCATCGTTTTGGGTGCCGCCAACCCCTTGCCGCCAGCATCCGCCACCTTATAAGGTGGTGGCGGATAGGCGGATGAACGGCCCCCGGATTTCATCCGCCAGTCATCCGCCAACCCATTGGCGGATGCTAAGTCGTTGTCGGCATTCATGTTTTTGCCTTTCTCTGACTTCCATCCGCCAGCAACCGCCAATTCATCCGCCACCTCAAACCCCCTGGCGGATGAACGTGTTTTTTGGGGGTCATCCGCCAGCTTTTTGGCGGATGAATTTGCACAAAAATTAAGCACCCTCGCCCCCCTTGTTGAGCAGCATGGCGCCGGTCATGGACAGGTGGTCTAGGGCTGTTTCTGAGAGCTCCCAGCCGGCCTGCTTACTGGATGCCTGTACAGCCAGTCCTTGGTCTTTCATGGCCTTCATGATCCGGCTCAGGGATCGCTCGGAGCACCCCAATGTGCTGGCCATGGGGGGCACGCCCGGCCACCGCGGATGCATGGCCTTGGCCACGTCCAGGGCCGTGATGTCGCCGCCGTTGGTGCGCGAGCCCACCTTGAACTCCAGCGGGTTACCGTCAATCTCCAGGTACGCCCCGGTAATCTCGACACCGCAATCGTCTTCGACGCCCAGGCCGAGCTGGGCGATCTTGAATCGTCTGGACGCTGGCATCTCTGCGTCCTTCATCTTGGTCACGGCGAGCTCCAGCATCCCGCCAGAGCCCTTGACCCAAAGCTCCTGGTCCATGGCCGCCCGGAACGCGCTCGAGCCCCGGGCCCGTTCCATCTCGTGTCCGGAGTGGTGGACGGTCTGGACGTGGCACTTGAACTCGCGCCGGATCTCGTCCATGGCTTCGATGAAGCGGTTCGCATCGGCCTGCTTGTTCTCATCGCCGTCGCCGAAGTTGCGGGCCAGCGTGTCGATCTGGATGAGAACGGGCATGTGCCCGGTGCGCCGGGCCAGCTCAGCCACCTCGGCCTTGACGGACTGGGCGGCGTTGGCGTCCAAGAACTGCACGGCACGGTTGGACTTGAACAGCGGCGTGTCCTTGGTGATCTTCACCCCCGTGGCCTTAGACCACGCTGCGAACCGCCGCGCCAGGCCTTGGTGACCTTCGCCCGCGATGTAAAAGACAGCGCCCTGCTTGACTTGGCAGCCAAACCAAGGTGCGCCGGTGGCCACACTGCAGGCCAGACTGACGGCCACGAACGACTTGCCGCCGCCTGAAGGACCGAACAGCATACCCAGCGCATCCTGCTCGAGGTAGCCCTCCACCAGCCAGTCGATCGGCCTGATGCCGTCCAGCAGTTCGTGGACGGGTGTGAAGAGGGGGTTGTGGGGAACGATCTCGCCGGTCTCTTCATCCACCGTAGTCGGAGCCCCCTGCAGGTGAACGACGTTGCTGTCACGGGCGCGCTTGCTGGAGGCGTTGACCCACCCGCATGCCTGCGCCATGCCGAACACCGTGCGGTAGGTGATCTGGCGCTTGGGGTCTGAGCCGCCGGCCAGTGCCTGTGGCTTGAACCCGTGCCACTTCTCCACCGTCTCGCCGGCCTTGTACTTGCTGCTGCGCTGGCTCCAGCGGTCCCACAGGTCAAAGCCTGCGTCACCGATGGTCTTCAGTGCCAGGCCGACGCGGATCCAGTTGTCTCGGTCGTCGCTGTCGACGTATGCCAGGGCGGACTCCAAGTCCTGCCGGGTGATCTGGTCCACCTCAAAGGCCTTCATGGCTCGGCCGACATCGGCCTGCGATGGGCGGCCGCCAATGCGCTCGAGCCACTCTGGCACCCGAGCGATGTCCTGGCCATCCAGCGGGTTGGAGCTGGACTCCCAGCCGTAGGACTTGCCAAGCGGGTGGACGCTGGGCTCGACCACGATGTAGCCGCCGGCCTGCTTGATGTCCACGCCGGGCCCCAGCTTGCCGCTGAACTTGGTGCCGAAGGGAACCTGGAAGCACAGGTGCCGGCCGCCGCCGCCGGTGAGCTGGTCCCAGGTGTCGGGGAACTTGCCGTACCGGGCCTCGATCTCATCGACTGTGGAATCGCCGCCGTTGCGGGGGTCGATGTCCACCACCACCATCCCATCGGGGACAGCCACGCCGATGTTCATGCCCGGGTAGCGGCTGATGATCGTGTCGAGCAGCTCAACGTCATCCGTCGCTGAGTTGACCCCGCTGCGCATCTCCGGTGTGGTCAGGGGATGCTTGCCGCGGTTCCTGTCGCACTCGGGGCTGCCGCACAGGCACTTCCACTGCGCACCTTGCTGGACCACCCCCCACAGGGGCAGCACCCTGAGCCCTAAGCCCACGTACTGGCGCACGTACCACTTGAGCTCATCGACCCTCTTTTGGATGGGACTCAACCCCGGCGTTGTTTCAAGCTCCATGCGTCACTTTCTGCACGCCACTTTTCGACAGAGGTTGACCCGGCGGACTCCGTGAAGTGACGAAAACCGGATAGCGTGGCCGCGCCCCGCCGGGTCAAATATTTGCATTGTGATTTTTAGAGTCGGGGCTGATCAGCGCCGTGCTCAAAGCGGGCCGATCTCGCTGCTGCGACGGCCCTTGCGTAGGGTGACTCCAGGTCGCCTGCGTAGGCGCCTCCCCAGCCGGATGCGTAGAACATCCGGTACTCGCCAGAGTGAGAGCCACCCGGCAGGTACTTGGACATGAACACCGCGTCAAAGTCCGCGTTCCCGTTACTGTCGAAGAGCGTGTATGGCTTGAATGCTGGCGTCCCCACCAGCAGAAGTACGCTGTGGCCAGAATCCCGGGCTAACTGCTGCGCTTTTGCGTCGTCCCCCGTGCGAGGCTTCACCTCAACAAAGACGCCGGATGCCGGGTCGCAGAACCTCGGCAGCCAGAAGTCTGGCAGGTAGCGCTCGCCTGTGCTGAGCGTGTATCCCTCCGGCTCGTACTCCCACTCAATGCCGATGGTGTCGAAAAAGATCGCCCACCTCGCCTCAAGCCGGCTTCTGAACAAGTAGCCGCGGTACTGCGTGTCGATAGCCTTGACGGCCATGTCAATCCTCCTGTTGAACCTCCCGGTAGAACCACTGGCCAGGCGGGGGAGGTGTCCGCTTTTCGCCCCGTCGGGCTAGGCCATGGCCGTTTCATTCTATGGCATTGTGATACTTGCGCAAACTCAAATTGCGCCGGTATCAGGTGCGTGATACTTTGTGACTAGAATTCCGCACGGGTTTACGGCCAAGAATGGCCTTGTCTGCCTTCAGCCGTCCGCCCGTGAGGTGTTCTATGCGTAGCTGCTGCAGACGCGGTACAGAGCCGCGTGCGCGCCACATGCTGATCGTGGGTTGCGTGACCCCAATCGCAGCCGCAGCCGCGACCTGGGTGCCCCAGAAGGTGATGACTTGATCGACGTGCATGCGTGAATTTGTTGTGAATATCACAAAGAGGTCGGCAGTGTACTGCAACCCCATCAGCCTTGTGAAGTCGGGCAAGTTGTTGTTTCTACATATGAAGAACGGAAGTGATCAGCAGCATGAAAAAACCCGTCGAATCTGATAGGTCTTTTGCGAAGTGGGCGAAGGCTGCGACGATAGGCGAACGGATCCGCTGGCTCATCGAAGCCAGGGGCTACAAACAGACCGAACTCGCCGCCAAAATGGACCTGACTCAAGCCACCATCAGCAACTGGATCACGGGCGCCTCTCGTAAGCCCAACGCACCCAGCCTCCTTAAGCTCGCCGCCGCACTGCAGTGCAACCCGCAATGGGTCATCGACGGAACGGGTGATCCCTGGCAGATGAACCAGATGACCCAGGAGTCCGAGCAGGAACTGCTCGAGGCCTTTCGCGCGATGGAACCCCAGGCCCAGGCCGCCTTGATTGCTGCAGCCAACGCGATGCGCAAGTGACCTTGCGAAAGATCACATTGTTGATAAACATGTGTGGTCTTGTCTGTTCCTGAATATCACAAGCGTGATACAGTCGGCTCCATCGACACACCCACTGGAGCTCGACATGACCCTCCCCCTCGCCACCCGCCCCACGTTCATCGGCTTCGCCCAGCGCGACTGCGGCCTGACCGCAGCGCAAGCCGCTTGGGAGTTCGACAACGTGCTGACCGCCAACGGCCACGCCGTGCTGCGCGACTTCTACCTGCACACCTCCCGCGTCGGTGCCCCGTTCGCCATGAACCGCGCTGAGCGCCGCAGCCTGTTCATGAGCTTTGAGAACGCTCAGGGCCACGCCTACTTCGCTGCCGCCTAAGTATCACATTGCTGATCGGAGACCACCATGACTACCGAGCAATCGAAGCTCCTCCAACGAATCGCCGCGCTGCCTGGCACGACGCTGGAGCCGTACCGAAACGGCGGCGGCGTCCACATCGTCGAAAGGCTGAAAGACGGCGTGCGCTTCTCCGGCGTCTGGCTGAACAAGCCCAACACGGTTGACCACCTGCAGGATTACCTGCAGCGCCGCTCGACTTCACAATGATCATATTTTCTAGGAGACCGACATGCACAACTACCCCGACTCCGTCCTGGCCGACGCCCGTGACGAATTCCTCGCCGATACCTGGGCGACTTCCGACTGGCTGAACCAGAACCTGCAGCAGGCCGAAGGCCAGACCACCTTCATCGACGGCAACTGGGAAGACTTCAGCGGCGCCACGGTGGACCAGCTCTGGACGCTGATCCTCACGGGCAGCAACCGCCAGTGCCTGCTGGCCCGCCACGAGCTGCGCGAGCGCATGGCCGACACGTCCGAGCGCGAGATCGCGGTCCGGGTTCCCAGCATGATCGCCCGCCGCTTCAAGGAGGCCGCATGAGCCGCTCCAACCCCATGCACCACGGGCGCGAGCCCGTCCAGCGCAAGCCCTGGCCCTTCCCCGTGCGCCTGCTGGACTACCCAACCATTCCGCCCGCGCCCAAGCGCGTGCCGACCCCGCAACCCAAGCCGCCGGTGGACGCCGAGCCGGCCCCCTTCTGAGGACATCACCATGACCCGCCTTTTCGTCAAGACCGCCAGCCTCACCCCCGGCTCGATCCCTCAGTACGGCCAGCTCCACTACATGCAGTTGGACGCCGAGTTCAGCGAGAGCCAGGCCCGCGAGGCCATCATCAGCCTGCTCAACACGATGCCCGAGCAGCGCGCCTTTGAGTGGATGCGCTCGGAGTTCCCGGAGTGGTTCTCCGCTCAACTTGTCACCGAATAAATCACAATGCTGTTGACTACAGCATCACAATGGCTATACTGACCGCACAGGTTCTCAACCGCTGCAAATGCAGCACAACGAAGGAAGCAAGACCATGAAGCCCATGACTCTCACCGAACTGATCGCCGCCCGCATCGCCGCCAAGCGCGCCGAGGATGCTGCAGTCGCAGCCCGCCGCGAGGTCGACGCCGAGCTCGCTCTTCTGCTCAAGGAGCGCGACATGCTCGAGGGCACCGTCTCCGCAAAGGAGAACGGCTTCAAGATCAGCGTCACCTACAAGGTGGACCGCAAGGTCGACACCGACAAGCTCCAGGCCGACTGGAGCCAGCTCAGCCCCGCTGCCAGCGCCGCCTTCAAGTGGAAGGCCGACGTCTCGGTCTCCGCGCTGCGCAAGCTGGAAGGCGCCGACGCTCAGGCCGCCGCCGCCTACATCACCACCAAGCCGGCCACGCCGAGCATCACCATCGAGGCCATCTGATGTCCGCCACCTTCCAAGACCTGCAGATGCAGGTCATCCGCTGGGCCGAGGCCCGCAAGATCATCCCCAACAGCACGCCCCAGGCGCAGCTCCTGAAGACCGTCGAGGAGCTCGGCGAGCTGGTCGGTGCGGTGGTGCGTGGCAACAAGCCCGCCATCGAAGACGGCTTCGGTGACGTCATGGTCACGCTCATCCTGGCGGCCGACCTGTCGGGCATCGACCTGACGCAGGCCCTGGCCTACGCCTACGACGAGATCAAGGACCGCCGCGGGACGATGTCCCCCGAGGGCGTGTTCGTCAAGGAATCCTAAACCGCCAACTGGAGACGACCAATGGCAATCACACTCAAGTCCACCCGCGATGCCGCGCTCGACGGCATCAAGATCCTGGTCCACGGCCCGGCCGGCGCAGGCAAGACCAGCCTGTGCGGCACCACCGGCGGCAGCACGCTGATCATCAGCGCCGAGTCGGGCCTGCTGTCGCTGCGCGCCTTCGACATCCCGGTGCTCGAGGTCAAGACCCTGGACCAGCTCTACGAGGCCTACCAGTTCGTGACCGATACCGACGAGGGCAAGGCCTTCCAGTGGGTCTGCCTGGACTCCATCTCGGAGATCGCCGAGGTGGTGCTCAACCACGAGAAGAAGACCGCCAAGGATCCGCGCCAGGCCTACGGCGCCCTGGCCGAGAAGATGACCGACATCCTGCGCGCCTTCCGCGACTTGCCCGGTCGCAACGTGTACTTCGCCTGCAAGCAGGAGCGCACCAAGGACGAGCAGTCGGGCGCGATGCTGTACTTCCCCAGCATGCCCGGCAACATGCTCAAGCAGGGCGTGGGGTACTTCTTCGACGAGGTGTTCGCCCTGCGCGTGGAGAAGGACGCCGAGGGCAACCCGACCCGCTGGCTGCAGACCAACCGCGACTACAACTACGAGGCCAAGGACCGCTCCGGCAGCCTCGAGATGTTTGAGCCCGCCGACCTGTCGGCCATCGCAGCCAAGATCAAAGCCTAAGCCGCGTGGGCTTTCAATCACGCCGCATATCACATTGCCATTGAAAGGACAGCCATCATGGCTCAATTCAACTTCGACACCAGCAGCGTTGAGAAGCGCGAGAACAACTACGAGCTCCTGCCCGCGGGCTGGTACGTGGGTCAGGTCACCGAGAGCGAGATCGTCCCGCTGAAGTCGGGCAACGGCCAGTCGCTCAAGCTGACCGTGGAGATCCTCTCCGACGGCTATCGCGGCCGCAAGGTCTGGGCGCGCCTGAACGTGCAGCACAGCAACCCCGAGGCCGAGCGCATCGCTCAGCAGCAACTGCGCGAGCTCTGCGAGTCCATCGGCCTGGGCCGCATGACCGACACGGTGCAGCTCCACAACCAGCCGTTCGGCGTGAAGGTCAAGATCCGCGAGGACAAGACCGGCCAGTACGAGCCGCAGAACGAGGTGGCTGGCTTCAAGCCCGCCGGTGGCAGCCCGGTCCACGGCCAGGCGATCGCCGCCGGCATGGCCGCCCGCGCCCCGCAGGCGCCCGCCAACGCGCCCGCGGCCGCCGCTGGCACCTCCGCCCCTCCCTGGGCCAAGCGCGCAGCCTGAGCCCCGCTGGGCGGCCCTGCGCCGCCCTCTTCTTTCCCTCAACTACAGGAGACCCCTGTGAATTCCGACGTGACCATCAATCTGCCCATGGCGACGGTCGATGCCTGCATCACCGCCCTGAGCAAGTTCCCCTACGAGCAGGCCGCCCCGCACATCGACGTGCTGCGCGCCAGCGTGAACGCGGTGCTGACCCAGTCGGTCAGCGTGACCGTGACCGAGTCCGAAGGGGGTGAGGCATGAAGACCAAGATCTACCGCGTGACCCGCGATGACGGCGCCACGTTCCTGGTCGAGGCCAACAACCGCGCCTCTGCGGTGAACCACATCGCCCGCTCTTCGCACACCGCGGAGCTGGCCAGCCAGCACGACTTGGTGGCCGCGGTGCGCGCCGGCGTGTCGATCCAGCGCGCCGGAGAGGCAGAGACCGAGTGACCTGCAGGGGGCGCCAGCCCCCTGTACCGGCGAGCGCCCTGCCCCGGACGCTGGCCCGTACAACCACCGCAGGAGCCCTGCACCATGCTGACCGACAAGTCCCAGCACATCCTCACCCAGGCCGCCGAGTCCATTGAGGAGATCGTCGAGAACGCCCGCTCCATCCACGGCGACTCGTTCGCCGACTTCCTGGTGTTCGTCAACCGCAACTCGGGCGTGATCAAGCTGCTGGCCACCGCCCGCCACATGCCCGACGAGCACGCTGATCAGGTGATGAGCGTGGTCTGCGACATGATGGGCCGCTCGGCCGCCGACTACGGCAAGGCGCTGCACCTCACCCAGGCGCAGGTCCACGACGCGCTGAACCTGTGCGGCACCGTGCAGGACCGCATCCGCAGCGTCGAGCAGGCAGTGTCGAAGGGTCTGTGATGGCTGCGATTCCAGAACCCCTGAACAGCACCGCCGCCAAAATCTTCGCCGCCTACGAGGCGGCCGCAGACGACGGCCACCGCCCGCACCTGGGCGCCAGCATCATCGGCCACAACTGCGAGCGCCGCCTGTGGCTGACCTTTCACTGGGCCAAGAAGGAGCGATTCTCTGGCCGCATGTTGCGCCTGTTCCAGACGGGCCAGCTCGAGGAGCCGCGCATCGTGCGCGACCTGCGCTCCATCGGGGTGGAAGTCCACGCCACCGCGCCCGACGGCGCCCAGTGGCGCGTGGCCGACATCGGTGACCACTTCGGCGGCAGCATGGACGCCGCAGCCGTCGGTGTGCCCGAGGCGCCCAAGACCTGGCACGTCTGCGAGTTCAAGACCCACAACCAGAAGTCCTTCGACGATCTGGTCAAGCGCCGGGTCCAGGCCGCCAAGCCCCAGCACTACTCCCAGATGCAGGTCTACATGGGCCTGACCGGTATGGAGCGCGCCCTGTACGTGGCGGTGTGCAAGAACACCGACGACCTGTACGTGGAGCGCCTGGAGTTCGACGCGGTGGAGTTCGCCCGGCTGCGCGCCAAGGCCGAGCGGGTGATCCGGGCCGCAGAGCCGCCGCTGCGGGTCAGCAACGACCCGTCCTGGTACGAGTGCAAGATGTGCCACTTCTCGCCGATCTGCCACGGCACCGATCTGCCCGAGGTGAACTGCAGGACGTGCGCGCACTCCACGCCAGAGGTCAATGGCCAGGCCCGCTGGACGTGCGCCGAGCACGAGCAGGATCTGGAGTTCAACGAGCAGCGCACCGGCTGCGAGCGCCACCGCTACATCCCCATCCTGCTGGAGAAAGTCGGCCAGCAGACGGACGTGCTGAACGGCGACGTGCTGTACCGCGACCACGACGGCCAGACGTTCGCCAATGGCAACGGCAAGACCGCGCTCACGTCGGTGGAGCTGCACCGCCTCGAGCACAAGTCCATGGCCGCCGAGGCCTGCCGCATGAAGGGCGCGCTGCACCAGCAGGGCATCACGACTGCGGAGGTAGTGGCGTGAGGTTCGGGTCAGTGTGCAGTGGCATCGAAGCTGCGAGCGTGGCCTGGGAGCCCCTGGGCTGGCAAGCTGCGTGGTTTGCCGAGATCGAACCCTTTCCTTCTGCTGTCCTGAAGTATCACTATGCCAATGTCCCGAACCTCGGGGATATGACGCGCCTGCCGGAGATGATCCGCGCCGGCGAGGTCGAGGCGCCAGACCTGTTCTGCGGTGGCACCCCGTGCCAAGCGTTTTCTGTGGCCGGGTTGCGGAAGTCCCTGGACGATGCTCGCGGCAATCTGTCCCTTACCTTCTGCGAGATCGCAAATGCAATTGACCATGTTCGATCTGCTCGAGGAGAGCTGCCAGCCATCGTCTTCTGGGAGAACGTCCCGGGAGTTCTCAGCACTGCCGACAACGCCTTCGGCTGCTTCCTTTCAGCGCTCGCTGGCTGCGATACCGCCATCGACCCGTTGGCCGCAACCGGGTGGACCAACGCGGGTGTGGTTGCTGGACCCCAGCGCACAGTCGCCTGGCGTGTCCTGGATGCCCAATACTTCGGACTGGCCCAACGACGCCGCCGTGTGTTCGTTGTCGCAAGTGCTCGAGCGGGGTTCGATCCCGCCTCGGTTCTTCTTGAGTGGGACGGCCTGCGCCGGGATTCTGCGCCGAGCAGAAAGGCGGGGAAAAGCGCTGCCGCCTGCGCTGCATCGGGCGCTGCATTCGGTGGCAACCGCACCAGCGGCCCAATTGACGTAGCCCCAGCACTGAACGCCTGCGGCACCGCCAGCGGCCGCCAGGATTTTGAGACGGAGGCTTTCGTCACCGCCTTCCACCCCACGCAAGACCCCATCAGCAGCACCGATGTGTGCCATGCCATTGGCACCGGCAACGGGCAGGGTTGCGCGACTGCGGCAGTGGCGCTCCAAGCGAACTCACGCGATGAGGTTCGCATCATGAACGGCGATGGTCAGATAACTGGGGCGCTGACCGATGAAGGGCGCGTTAGGCGCGGTGGCACAACTCAGATTGCCACCGCCATGCAAGTCCGCCGCCTCACGCCCGTCGAGTGCGAGCGGCTACAGGGCTTCCCTGACGGCTACACCGCCATCCCCTGGCGCAACAAGCCCGCCAGCGAGTGCCCTGACGGCCCGCGCTACAAGGCCTTGGGCAACTCCTGGGCAGTGCCCTGCGTACGCTGGATCGGCCGCAGGATTCACAATGCTGTAGTCGGGAGGCCTGCATGAAGCTGCGCGACTACCAATCCCGCACCCTCGACGAGCTCTGGTCCTGGTTCAACCGCCACACCGACGGCAACCCCATCGTGGAGGCCGCGGTGGGCGCCGGCAAGAGCCTGATGATCGCGGCCCTGGCGCAGCGCGCTGACACCGAGTACCCGGGCACCCGCATCCTGGTGCTGGTCCACCAGAAGGAGCTGCTCGAGCAGAACGTCGAGAAGATCCTGGCCATCTGGCCGCAGGCCGACGTGGGCATCTACAGCGCGGCGGCCGGGCGCAAGCAGCTCGGCCGGCAGATCACCTACGCCACGATCGGCAGCATCTACAAGCAGGCCTACAACCTCGGGCGCATCGACATCGTGCTGGCCGACGAGTGCCACCTCATCAACCCGAAGGAGACGGGGATGTGGCGGCAGTTCTTGAACGACCTGGCACGCCCCTGCCCGCACGCCCGCACGATCGGCTGGACCGGCACCCCTTTCCGCGGCAACGGCGTCTGGCTGACCGCAGGAGACGAGGCCCTGTTCACGCACGTCGCCACCCGGGTGACGATGCGCGAGCTGCTGGACCTGCAGTTCCTCACGCCACTGCTGCCGGCCCCCACCGCCACCCGCGTAGACGCCAGCGACGTGCGCACCTCGGGCGACGACTACGTGGTCAGCGAGCTCGCCAAGGTCACCGACCGGGAGGAGCTGGTCGAGGCCACCTGCGACGAGATCGTGCAGCTCGCCGCCGACCGCAAGCGCTGGCTGGTGTTCGCCGTCACCATCGATCATGCGGATCACGTATGCGCATCCCTCGTGCGCAGAGGCGTGAACGCCGCCGTGGTGAGCGCAGAGACCCCGAAGCACGACCGCGCTGCCCTGATCAAGGCCTTCCGCCTGGGGCAGATCCGGTGCCTGGTGAACGTGGCCGTGCTGACCACCGGCTTCGACGTGCCGCAGGTGGACTTCATCGCCCTGCTGCGCGCCACCAAGAGCCCCGTGCTGTACGTGCAGATCGCCGGCCGCGGCATGCGTCTGGCTGACGGGAAGGACAACTGCCTGTGGGCCGACTTCACCGACACCACCGAGCGCATGGGTCCGGTGGACGCCATCAAGGGCCGGCTGCCCAGCGCAGCGCGCAAGGGCGAGGCGCCGACCAAGCTCTGCCCCGAGTGCGGTAGCCAGAACCCGGCATCGGCCACCGAGTGCATCGACTGCGGGTTCAAGTTCCCCGAGCCCGAGCGCATCAAGCACGGCAACAAGGCCAGCGCCGCGGCCGTGCTGAGCAGCCAGCAGGAGGCGCTCTTTGAGGAGGTGCCGGTGGACGAGGTGCGCTACCGGCTGCATCAGAAGGAGGGCTCGCCGCCCAGCCTGCGAGTGGAGTACCTCAACGGCATCATGGTGGCGGCGCGAGAATGGGTCTGCGTTTCACACCAGGGCTACGCACGCAAGAAGGCCGAGGCCTGGTGGGCGACGCGCTCAAAGATCGATGCGATCCCGGGCAGCGCCGAGGAGGCCATCGAGTGGCTGGAGTACGACGCAGACATCCTGCGCAAGCCAGCCATGATCCGTATCACAAAGATGGACAAGTACCCGCAGGTGGTGTCCTACGAATGGGGGCAGGCATGAACAAGACCGAACTGCAGATCAGGCGCGATCTCTTCCGCCGCGAGCTCAAGGCGCTCGAGTCCATCACGGTCGAGTGCTTCACCTGTCAGCACTACGCCACGGCGCACGGCCCGACGTGCTCCATGTTCAACGCAACGCCGCCGGCCGACGTCGTCAAGACCGGATGCGACGAATGGATTCACGACCCTATTCCATTCTAAATATCACAAGGGTAAACTATCACAATGGCAACACCGCTGCGCATTGTTCCCTGTGACCTAAAGACGGCAAACGAGTTTGTGCGCAATCTGCATAGGCACAGTCGGCCAGTGGTGGGGCACAAGTTTGCTGTAGGTGTGGAAGCCTGCACCAGCATGGTCAATGATGAGCAGTGGGCGTTAGTGGGGGTCGCGATTGTTGGAAGACCTGTTGCACCTCGGTTGGACGACGGCAAAGCAGCGGAAGTGACTCGGCTTTGCACAGACGGCACGCGCAACGCCTGCAGCATGCTTTACGGGGCGGCCCGGCGCGCTGCACGCGCACTTGGTCATGCGCCGATCTACACGTACACGCTTCCCGACGAAGGCGGTGCCAGCTTGAGGGCCGCTGGATTCAAACTAGACAAAGCAGACGCCGGTGGGAGTGCTGCGATGTGGCACAGCCGGCCAGGGCGCAAGGCCCAGCCTGTTGGAGACGACCTGATCGGTGGCAAGTGGAGATGGATTGGCTGAGGTCATCTCATCTGCAATAAACAAATAGCGAATATCACAATGGCAATCTGCGCAAACGACACCCAGGTGGGTGGCAATCACTACAAGGACATGGCCGTCGAGCCATGGGACGTGATCGACACCTGGCCGCGTGAGCAACGCATCGGTTTCTATCGTGGGAATGCGCTCAAGTACATCATGCGCATGGGCACCAAAGACGAACAGCTCAAGGAGATCGGCAAGGCGCAGCACTACCTGCAGAAGCTGGTCGAGGAGCTGGAGGAAGGGCTATGAGACGCCAAGGAATAGACTTGTTGGACTTGCTGGTGCTGGCCGCAGTGTGGGCCGGTGGCTTGGTGACGATCGGCCTCGTGGCACGAGCGGCCTACGAGCTCGCCAAGTTTGGCTGGGGGTTGCTGCCGTGACCGCAACCAGATACGTGCGCCTGCCGCTCTTTGAGCGCCTGACAGGCTACACCCAGAAGGCAGTGCGCCGAAAGATCGAGGAAGGCGTCTGGCTTGAGGGAAAGCAGTACCGCCGCGCCCCGGACGGTCACATCCTCATCGACATGGACGGGTACGAAAAGTGGGTAGAAAGAGCAATGGCGTAGAGGTCAGGGATGGCAGCATCCGCCTGAACTTCACATACGATGGCCAGCGGTATCGCAAGACGCTGCTGGTCGACAACAAGCCGTTGGCACCCACGGTGGCCAACCGCAAGTACGCGACCCGCCTGATCGAGGAGATCCACGACAAGATCCGGCTGGGCGTGTTCGTCATGGCCGAGTACTTCCCGGCCTCGGGCACCACCTCGGGCCTGACCGTCGCAGACCAGCTCGACACCTGGCTGGCCGGGCAGCGCATCGAGAACTCCACCAAGGCCGGCTACAGCAGCGCGATCAAGTTCTGGAAGGCTGCCCCCTACGACGACCCCAAGAGCGGCGCCATGGGCGACCTGCTTCTGCGCAAGCTGGTGTCCAGCCACATCAAGATCGCGATCGCCAGCAAGCCGGGCCTGTCGGGCAAGACCGTCAACAACTACGTGAGCGTCCTGCGCGACGCCCTCGAGCTGGCCGTCACCGACAAGGTACTCAGGGATAACCCTGTGTCCAGCATCAAGCGCGCCAAGTACCAGAAGCCCACGCCGGACCCGTTCAGCGCCGAGGAGCGCGAGAAGATCATCGCCAAGATGGCCGAGCGCCACCCGGGCCAGGTGGCCAACATGGTCGAGTTCTGGTTCTGGACAGGCCTGCGCACGGGCGAGATGTTCGGTCTGGCCTGGCGCCACGTTGACCTAGCCTCCGGCACCGTGCTGGTGGCCGAGACGGTGGTCAGGGGCGAGGAGAAGGACAGCACCAAGACCGACACCGCCCGCACGGTCAGGCTGAACAGCCGGGCCCTGGCGGCCCTACAGCGCCAGCGCCAGCACACCCAGATGGCTGATGACGGGCGCGTGTTCCACGATCCCCGCTATGGGGTGGGCTGGCACGAGGAGCGGGCATTCCGGCGCAGCTACTGGGAGCCGGTGCTCAAGGCGCTGGGCATGCGCTACCGCCGGCCCTACAACTGCCGGCACACCTACGCCACGGCGATGCTGATGGTGGGAATGACGCCGGCCTTCTGCGCCAAGCAGCTTGGCCACAGCGTCGAGATGTTCCTCAAGACCTACGCCAAGTGGATCGACGGCGATCGGGATGCCGCCGAAATGGCAAGGCTCGAGATGAATCTGCAGGCTCCGAAAGTGGAGAGGCAGGCCTCATGAGTGACGTCTACACCGCCTTCATGCAGTCGATCTACTCTGCCCGCAAGCGCGCCAGCAAGTCGGCCGCAGCGCATGAGCTGACGAAGGAACAGGCCGAGCAGTTGTGGGAGAGATGCGGCGGGAGCTGCGAAGTCACGGGCATCGCGTTCAGCATCAAGCAGATCCCCGGCAGTGCGCGCAGGCCCTGGGCCCCAAGCATTGACCGCATCGACGCCCAGGTGGGCTACACCGTTGACAACGTGCGAGTGGTTTGTGCTGCGGTCAACATCGCGATGAACCAGTGGGGCGAGGACGTCCTCTACACCATCGCGGCATCCATCATGGCAAACGGCCGCGCCAGGCGGATGGCAAGGTCATCGCAGCACACATTTGAACTGCCGATGGACGTCAGGCTGTACCGCGGCAGGAAGTCGATCGCCTACGTGGCCCGCGTCAGAGACTTTGGCGTCGAGCAGTACCTGGGCCGATTCTTCACCGTTGACGACGCCCTAGCGGCACGCAAAGCGTGGGCGCTGGAGAACGGATCGGCGAAGGTTTTGCACCAGATCTACCAGTTCACCCGCGAGGCAGACCTGCTGGAGCAGATTCGGAAATTGTCCCTGGATGGGTACTGGAAAAATCCAGATTCCGAAAACGCCTTTGAAATCAACGTGTTAGATGGGGTGGCTGATGGGACTCGAACCCAAGCAGGGGGGGAAACTAGGGGAACCGATGGGACGTAAGTTGTTGATTTCAAAGGGCCTGATTCCCCTGGCTTCCCCACCCTTCCCACAAATTGTCCCTGAGATTGTCCCCAGGAATTCACAATGCCATCTGGTTTCGTTCACAAAGCCTGAAGAAAAGGAAAACCCTTGAGTACCGTTTTTGCCATCGCGAATGTCTTGCATTCGCTACAAGCCCTGAAGGAAACCGTCCCGCCCAATGAGTGGGGCGAGACCCCCCTGCCCGTCATCGCCGCCCCGGGCTGGTGGATGCGGCAGGTGTCCGAGGAGCTCGGCCAGCCGGCAGACATGGAGCCGGCCGAGGTGCATGGCTGCAGCGTTGTGCGCAACGACGACATCGCCGAGCCGGTGCTGGTGTCGCACGAGGGCAAGACCTACCCCGTGCTGCCGGCCTGGATGCGGGCGAAGGAGGCGACTTGAACTTTGTCACCCCCCTGCCCCCGCAGAAGGTCTGGATCCGCGCCGAGTACCTGTACGACTTCGACCCCGAGCGCAACGGCGAACTGGTCGAAGGTGTGTGGGTCAGCGTCAAGTCGATCCGCGGCCAGGCCTTCCGCTTCGAGACCTACCTGCCAGCGTTCGGCGCGCTGTACGACAAGCTGCCGATCAGCGCCTTCCAGCACTGCACCCGCAGCGGCGAGGATCTGCCGCTGGACGTCCTGCAGATCTGGGACTGCCTGAGCTACCACGTCAGCGTGGTGGAGAAGCCGCTGCTGAGGGGGCTGCGCGCCGAGTTCTTTGGCAAGGACCGCCAACTCCACGGTGGCGAGTACCTCTTCACGCTGGACAACTGCAACCCGGACCCCCGCATCCCCGACTTCGGGTTCAGCGAGACGCCCGAGGAGCACAAGAGCTACAACGTCCTGGCGCTCGACAACGGGCAGTTCGCCCTGCAGCCGAACAACCGCTGCCGGTTCTTCGACCCGGCGCTCACGCACTCGCAGTTGAAGACGCCCGACTTCAAGGTCTGCACCAAGACCTACCGCGTCGAGAACACCGCGAAGTGGCGCCTGGGCGACACCTCGACGGTGACCTACGACGAGAGGGCCGAAGCCTAAGCGAACGCGGTGACCACGCTGGCGTAGCGCGTCTTGCGGTCAGTCAAGCCAATCAGGCCGCCGTTGATGCGCTTCGTCAGCTTTTCAAACTCGCCCGCATCTGCCAGCGCTCCGCAGCCGTTGGCACTCCAGAACCAACCGGCTGAACGGGCTGCGAACTTGGGTGACAGCAGCAGGTCAGGATCCTTCAGCAGGTCCACGCCCATGGCTTCGCCGCATCGCCGGTAGTTGTCCGCACCGGTGAGCTGCTTCAGGCCTCTGCCGCGGTAGCGCCACCCGTCGCCGCTGGCCGCTGGCCCGTTGCCCATCCGGCTGGAGTAGACCGCATTGGCGATCAGCTCAGGCTGGCGGTGAAACTTCTTGGCGAACTCAAGCGTGGGGAACCGCTTCGGCCAGATCCTCATCAGCGCCTCGGCGCTGTAGTTGAGGTTCTCCACTAGGCGAGTGAAGCCGCCGCTCTCGTGCGCAGTCTGCGCCAGGAACGCGGCAATCCGCCTGTCGGTGTTGATCTCGTAGCGCTCGCAGGCTGCCTGGATCGCCGGTAGCCACTGCTGCGCGACGTCCGGCTTGACGCCTGCGGCCACGAGGTGACGCATCTCCGGGATCACTTCTTCTCGTCCTTGACCCGCGAGCCGAAGGACGAGCCAAGCAGGAAGCTGAACATGCTGGCCATCACGGTGCCCAGCATGAACCCCAGGATCGTGTCCGCAAAGCGCACGTTCTCCTGCGGGATGCTGGAGAAGGTGATCAGCGGTATGTAGGTCATGGCGAAGACCGACCACACCGTGATGAAGTAGTAGGTGAAGCGACGCACAAAAGGATCACTCGAGGACATCGCGTGCTTAGCCATATCGCGGGCGTTGGCCCGGTCCTTGATCTCGGCCTCGACCATGAACTCCTCGTGCTGCATGGCACGCTCGCGCAGGTCTTTGATGTCCTCCGGCTTCATCTCCTCCTCGGGCTTGAGCGTGACACCGAGCTTCTGCTCGACGTAGTCCACGCCCTTCTCAAGCACCGCATCGGCGATCTTGGGTAGCCCGTTTGAGATCAGGCCAGAGATGATGGATGCGACAACTGGCAGCATGATCAGTCCTTCTTGGTGGTGATGACGTCGTCACCCTTCGTGACCGTCACCCGGCCGCCATCGACGTCAACGCTCATGGGTGGCTCGCGCTTGTCAAGCCTGTTGATCAGGTCACTGATGACCTTGAACTCTGGCTTGTCCTGCTTCTCGGCCGTGTCGGTGATGCCCTTGAGCATCTGGATGATTGCCACCAGCGCGCCGCCGATCATGGTCATCACCGCAGTGATGGCCGACTCGGTCAGGAAGTAGCTGCTGCCCACACCCACCAGCACGATCAGAAAGATGTAGAGCAGGCCGTGCCTGCCGATGGACTTGCTGGCCACCTCCTTGGCCGGTGCCTGCGCCTCAATGCGGCGCAGGTCGGCCTCGGTTTGTGCCTTCATCAGATGAATGTCGTTTGACTCCATGGAACTCTCCGTTGCAACTGGTCTCCGTGGCGTCTCACAATGCTGATATTCAGGGCTGCTTCATGCCCTGCAGGAATTCCTTGTTGAACTCGATGGCCAAGCGGTCGCGCTCGGCCTGTAGCCGCTTGCGCTCGGCCTTCTTCTCGGCGTCAGGCCGGTCGCTGCGGACGATCTCCACCTCTTCCTTGCGCATGCGCGTGAGCTCCTTCTGCTGGCGCTCCTGCAGCTTGGCCAAGTCCAGCAGGCGGTTGGTCTCGGCGTCCAGCTCAGGCTCGATGCCGATCTTGCGCTGGCGCTTGACCTCCTCCACCAGCTCGTCCACCTTGCGCCGGCGCTCGGCCGCGCTGCGGATCGTGGCGTCCTCGTCCACCTCGCCGTAGAAGCGGTTGACCACCGGCATGCTCTTGGCGCGTAGGTTTTCGTCGTCGCTGGACATCGCAATGATGGAGTCGGCCATCTGGTTGACGAACGTGCCCAGGCCGCCGCCGGTGGCCGAGATCAGCGTCTTGATCGTGCCCGGCGTCACCGAGGTCTCCACGCCCAGGATCTCGCCAGGCTTGGCCGCGTTGCCGCCGCCCGCGGTGTTGAGCGCCTCGGCCACCTTCTGCGCAGCCGTGCCCTGCATGGACGGGAACATGCGCTCGGAGTCTGGCCTGGTGTCGAACGACGCCTTGCTGGGCGAAGCCGGCGAGCCGAACGTGTTGCGCTCGGTGGCAAGCTGGATCGGCAGGTCGACCAGGGTCGGCATCGCCGCCAGCAGCACCTGCACGCCGTCGGTGACGTCGACGGATCCACCAAAGGGGTTGACTGAGCCGAACACCACCGAGGTCATGTGGACGGCCGCCTTGGCCGGCGTCACGCCACGGGTCTTGTCTTGGCTGTTGCGCCAGACGTCGGCCGTCATGTAGCCCAGGTTGGGGAAGATGTTGAAGCCGTACTGCACGGGGATCTTGATGTACCGGCCACGCTTGCCCACCCGGCTGATGCCCTCGCCCAGCGGCTCGCCAGGCGGCAGCATGATGATCAGGTTGCGCTCCTTCTCAAAGGCCGGCACCTTGTCCCAGTACGCCTCGCCGTCGTCGTCCTCGCCGCCCGCAGACGCGCCGTACAGGGCCAGCATCGCGCTCACCCCAGCCACGCCCGCCATGGCCGACATGACGGCCGGGCTCTTGAGCACGCGCCCGAGCTGCGCCGTGCCCTGTACGCCGGCGTTGAAGAACAGGTACAGGTTGTTCAGCGCCCCGCCCCACTCGCCCTTGCGGTTGAAGTTGGTGGTGCCGTTCTTGGCCAGCAGGGCCGCCTCGACGCGGGTCTTGCCCACATCTTTGGCGGCGGTGTAGAGCGCGAACCGGGTGGCGTTCTCGCTGGCCGAGCCCAGGAACTCGAGCGACCTCATGACGAACCGCGCCGCCTTGAGCGGGTAGGCCTTGGACTTCGGCCCGGCCATCATCAGGTCGCGCTGCAGATCCTTCCTGATGTCCTCGACCGAACGCATGTAGAAGCCGCCCGTGATGCCGCCGGCCGTGCGGAACTCGTCGTACAGCGGGTCAGCCTTGAGTCCCAGTTCGGACTTGCCAGAGGCCACCAACGCCTTGCCGAAGTTCAGCGTGTAGCGCGCCAGGCCCTTGGGCCCGAGCTCAGCCAGGGCTGCAGTGGTGCCCGACCACAGGGCGTCGCGGGGGAGGTTGATCGCCGCGAAGGCCGGGTTGTAGCGGGTCAGCACGGCGCGCAGCCAGTTGTTCCACCAGCCGGTGGCCGCCAGGGTGGCGCGCTCGAGCCCGCTTATCTCGTCCTTCCAGGCCTGGCGCAGCGCACGGGCGAGCTCTGGGTCGGCCAGCTTGATGTAGACCTGATTGCCGCCCACCTTCACGCCGATGGTGTCCTCGCCCTTCTCGACGTTGGACGTGAACTGCACGACGCCCTGCGCCTTGTTGAACGTGGGCTTGCTCTTGACCACGTCCACGCCCCACAGGTCGGGGTCGGGGTTGGACAGCACGAAGTCCAGCAGCACCTTGCCGACGTCGTTCTTTTCGATGCGCTGGATCACGCGCTCGTAGTCGCGGATGGCGTTCTCGATCAGCCCGCCCGCACGCGAGGTGCGCCCCAAGGCACGGATCGTTTCCTGGCCCCGGATGTTGACGCCGCGGCCCACCCCTGGCCGGGCCACGCCGGTCTCCTCCACGACGTTCTCCCAGCCCCGCAGGGGGATGTAGAACTCGTAGGCGCCGTCCATGGCGTCAAACTCGTCCTGCGTGATCAGGCCCTCGTTCAGCATGAGCTGCCGGGTGGTGGCCGTGATCGACATCAGGTCTTTGTGCAGCGCGTCGTACTCGGCCTGCTTGCCCGACTGAGCCACCCGCTGCAAGATCGCGGCGGCGTCTGCGTTGGTCATGCCCGAGCCACCGTCGGGCAGGCGCGGGTTGATGCTGGCGATGTAGGCGTTGCGCTCTGCGGCGTGCTTGGCGTAGGCGTAGATGGCCAGCTCGTCCATCTCGATGTCGGCCTTGATCGCCCGCTCGGTCATCGGCCGCAGCACGTCGACGCGGAAGTCCTCCACCGCAGCCTGGATCCGGCCGGGCATCAGGGTGTTGGCGTCGTAGAAGTTCTGTCTTTCTCCGACCCTGCGGCCCTTGGCTTTGACCGCGTCGATCACGCGCCTCATGCGCAGCGCATCGTCCTGCAGTTTGATGCGGACAGCGTCGGTGGCCGACGTCGCGGGCAGCGTCATGGTCTGGCCGATGACGGGGCCGCGATTGCTGGCAGCGATGCCTTCTTCCTCGACAGGTGTTGCAACCTCAGACTCTGGAACCTCTTCCACCATCCCCGCCGCATCCATGATCAGCGTGCGCATCTGCTGCGCCCGCTCGATGATGGCCTTGGCTGCGGCAATGGCCGCGGCGTTGCCGTTGCCGCCGACGCGCTTGATCTCGCTCTCGAGCTCGGCCACGTCCTTCGGGCTGAACAGCTCGGTCGTGGTGATGCACTTGCTATACGTGGCCATCCAGAACTCCTGATGAGACAAGGCCGAAGAGGAACTCGCTGATCTCGGCGTCCTCGGCCAGGGCGATCTCGCGGAACTGCTGGTCCCACGGGTCGATCGCCGGTGAATCGTCTTCCTGCTGCTGATCGGCAGGCAGTGGCCGCCGGCGCTTGCGCTGCACCGTGAACGGGCCGATCGGCCCACCGCCGGTGTTGACCCGGTACTTCCAGTCGGGTGGTCCGAAGGGCTCGCTGCGCGCACCCACCGTCGCGTTGAAGAACTGGCTGCCGTTGTCGAACCTGGCTGGCGCCAGAGTGATCGCTCCAGTGCTGACAACAGCAGCAAAGAACGCATTGACGTTGTCAAAGCGCGCTGCGGTGAGCGACACAGCGCCAGTGGTGAGCGTGGCACCGTAGAAGACCTGAGCGTTGTCGTACCGTGCCGGTGCCAAGTTGGCGCCACCCGTGGACACGACAGGCGAGTAGAAAGTCGACGTGTTGTCAAAGCGGGAGGCAGTGAGCGTGACCACCCCACGCGCCACAGTGGGCGCATAGAACGTCTGAGCGTTGTCGTAGCGGGCAGCCGACAGCGTGACCGCGCCCGCAGCAATCGTCGGCCCATAGAACGTCTGCGTGTTCGTGTAGAGCGCCGGCGCAAGGGTGACGCCACCCTGGGTGACAACAGGGCTGTAGAAGACCTGGGCGTTGTCGTATCGTGCCGGCGTGAGCGCCACCGCGCCGCGCCCGACCGTGGGGCCGTAGAACGTCTGTGCGTTGTCGAACCTGGCTGCCGTGAGCGTGACCGCACCCGTGGCCAGCGTGGGCGCGAAGAAGCTCTGAGCGTTGTCAAACCGCGCCGGGGTGAGCGTGACCGCGCCTCGGCTTACCGTTGGCCCAAAGAACGCTTCGCTGTTGGTATACAGCGAAGGCGCAAGCGTCTGTGTTCCAGGCCCTGCCCCGCCCTGGCCCAGCAGCAGGGTCAGCAGCATGGCTTAGAAGACCTCGAAGGTGATCTCGAAGGACAGGTTACCGACGCTGGCCACCGTGCCTTGAACAAAACGCAGGCCGGTGTTCTCGCGCACGATCAAGTCCGCGCCCTCGTTGCGGACAAACTCCGCGCCCAAGACCCCAGCAATGCCGCTGGCGGCGTTGGTCTCCTCGGTGAACACAAACCGTTGGCCGATCAGCGCGCCCGCCGTCGCCCCGCCTGTGGGAGCAGAACGGGCCGTAATGTTGGCCGACAGCGCCGCGTTGGCGGTGTCCATCTTGCTGATGGTGATCGCCGTCAACGATGTGCCGTCCGCAGTCGCCGACGTGCCCCCAGTGCCCACTGCCGTGGTGCGCGTCAGGTTCACCTCAACGCCCAGCGTGCCGGTCACCGCCGTGTCGTTGTCCACGTAGCAGTAGGCCGACAGGATGCGCAGCGTTCCGCCGCTGCCCGTGGCGTTGAACAGGTCTAGGAACACCTTGTTGGCGCCCACCGCCTGAGCGGGGCAGATCATGCGGTACTGCGGCAGGCTGCCGCTCAGGTGCCCGTCCGGCAGCGCCAGCATGACGACCTGGTACTCCTTGGAGGACACCAGCTGCGTGGCCACCGTCGCCCCCGAACCAGGGGTGACGGCGATTGAGTCGTTTGGCAGCGCCATGATTTACCTCAGAGCTGGAAGATCCCGCTCGCATTCCAGGTCACATTGATGTCGCCGCCGTTGGGCGTGACCGGCAGACCCGTCACCCCGGTGTCGATGAACGCCACTAGGCGCGACGTGCCGGCCGTGCCGGTGTCGATGTAAAGCACCAGCGCCTCGGCGGTGTTGCCCGTCACGGCGCTGTAGGTCACATCGCCACCGTCGAACACACCGTTGGTGTACGACTTGGTGGCGCCGATGGTCTGCGCCGTGCCGACCACGCCCGACAGGCTGGTCAGGAATTCGTGCGCGGCGCTGTAGGTGTAGGTGCCGGTGTCAACCAGCGCGGCCTTGACCGTGCCGGTCAGAGAGGAGTTGGCGCTGCTCTGCAGCACGGCTTCCTTGTACTTGGGGTAGATGGCATTTGGCATGGTTCACTCCTTACTCGGGGATTGCTCTGATGGACTCGACGAGGCCGTCCTTGCCTCGTGCGAACTCAAACTTCCAGCCCTTTGGACGGGGCATCTCGACGTTGACGACGGGCGTCGGCATGTCGATCTTTGGCATTGTGATATTTGGGGCAGCTTGATTAACCTGCAGCTTCAGGTTCTGCACCGCTTTCACAAGGGCGTCGAAGTTGGCCTGGTTGGCGCGCACCGCCTCGGCCACGGATGACACGTCCAGCTCCGGCATCGGGGGCGGCGCCTTCACCGCCTCAGCCGCCTGCAGGGCGCTCTCAACCTGCGACATCAGGGCCTGCATGCTGCGCTTGCCGTCCTGCAGCAGGCGCATCGCGGCGTCCACCGACATCTGGTCGGAACCCTCGTCATCAAAGGTGCCGCCGATCTCGTTGGCCAGAGATGCCCATTCACTTGACTTCATTGCAGGCATTTCAGCAGCTCCGAGTAACGGTTGATTTTAGCGTCGAGCTTCTCCACCGCGCCAGCGGGATTAGGCACGCGCATGGTGCGGCCGCCGATGATGACGGACACCGGGCCTGCGGGCTCGGACGCAGCCATCTCGGGGGCGGCGCGGTTGGAGGCTTGCACCGCGTCTCCGACCCGGCCTTCGGTCCACGTCCACTTAGGCATGAGCCCGGTCTTCTGGTCGGCGAAGACGGTGTCTTTGACGATGGCTGTGCGGTTGTGCTCGCCGACCGTAATGGTCCGCCAGTTGTCCGGGTGCAGTTGCTCCGCCTTCTCTTGCCCGACCACGTCCTTGAGCAGCTCCGGGTTGTAGTTCAGCCAAGAGTTCTGGCCGCGGGTCTCGCTGGTGATGGCGGCCACAGCGCTGCCAGTGAACAGCCTGGCGTGCGCCTGCCAGGCGTTCTCCTCGCCCTGCTCGCGGAACCCTGCGCCTTCCATGCCGTGGCCAAAGGCATCATGCACGGCGCGGAACAGGTCGTTGGCCAGCACAGGCCGGAGCTCACCGTCGGGCGAGCCATAGGGCCAGAGCATGTCGGTTTCGGCTTCCATCAGGTTGCCTTCGAAACCGCTGTCCGACTCCTCACTGCCAAACCCATCGGCAGTCGAGAACACGCCCATCGACTGCTTCGACCGCAGGTCGCGCAGCGCGTCCCAGGGGCTCTTGTATGGGTCGTTCTTGGGGTCGATGAACCAGAACTTGTAGCCGGCCGCCTCAAGGGCGCGGTACTGCGCAGTCGTCTGGCGGATCAGGTTGTCGTAGGCTTCCTTGACCTTCGGATCCTGCGGCGCGTGAGCCATCGCCTCGTAGACGGCCGCGATGCGTGCGGCACGCTTGGGGTCTACTCGGACGTATTCGGCTTGTCGCTTGAGGTCGATCCCGTTTTCGCGGGCGTACTGCTCTGCGACTGCGACGATGCGAGGGTCCGGGCCTGTTGCGCCCTCGATGACCGGGACGCCTGGAAGCGGCGCCGGTCCTGCACTATCTGCGCGTCCTCTTCCGTCTCCGACGGCTCGATTGGAGGCGCTGATCTGGTTCCCACCAGGAAGTTCTCCTCCCTGTTGGCTTCCATCGACCGATACCCGTCCAACTGCTGCCGCAATGCTCTCACGAACGGGGCGTCCCTGCCAAGCCTGGCTTCGGCTCTGATCAGTTCCTGCTGTAGATGCTGCACCTGAGTAGGCATCGATTGCTCCTTGATACTCGCCAGCAAACCGCGTATCGACTTCATAGTCGAAGCGGCCGGCAAATGACACACCGTCGAACTTACGCAGGACTTCATCGGCAAAGTTGCCAAGGTTGTCTGCGCGCTCTCTGATGATATCACCAATGTTATTTTCTGTGGCATCAGCAAGCCGCGGGTCAAGGCCGTATCGCGCCTCAAACTCAGGCATGTAGATGATTCGCATGCCAACCGGAGTGCCCATCGCGCCGGAGCGAGTCGTCGGGGTGCGGCGGCCGTCCACGATGATGGTGTAGCCGGCAACCTCAAAGTAGCCAGGGCCGACCTCGGTGGTCTTGGCGATGCGCTTGCCAGCGATCTCGGCCATCATCTTGGCCGCTTCCTCGGCCTGCTTCATGTCCCGGAAGTAGATCTCGATGCCGGGCCGGTGCTTCAGCGGATCGAACTTCTCATCCGGGCGCAGCACCCGTGCGACGAACGCCGAGTCTTGGTTCGCGTCTCGAGCAGCCGTGAACACTGCCGCCGCCATCGGCCGCGCATTGAAGCCGGCCCGGGCAATGACCTCCATGTCAAGGGCGCGTTCGACTGAGCCATAGCGGCCCTGGGTCGAGATCGCTTTCAGGCCAATGACCGTCGCCCCATCGTCGACCGAGATAACAGCTTTTTCAATCGAATTGGCCAGGTCTGACATGGCCGTATCTGTTGGCTGCTGATCGCCCTGCTGAATCGACAGGCCGCCCACAAACCTGTCCACGGTGCGGGACATCTGCTTGAGCTTGCCCACCGCCGCAGCCCGGCTGGCCTGGCTCTGCTCCACCGTAGGCTTGCCCAGCGTGCGCTGCGCCTTGGAGATCTGCTTCTCCAGATCTTTCACCGCCACGGTCTTCCGGGCCTTGTCGATGGCCTTGCGCGCCGCTGCGTTCTCAGCCGCGATCTCCTTCTTCTGCGCGCCGGTCAGTTTGTCCTCAGGCTTGGCCGTCTTGTCGGCAACCAGGCGCTGAGCGTTGCGATCCAAGACAGCGTTGGCCTGGGCAATCGCCGGCACGCTCTCAATCTCCTTGCGCACCCGGGCGATATCAGCGGTCGCTTGCGCACGCTGCTCAGCCGTTGTTGCCACGGAGCTGTCAGCGATGCGACGCAGGTCGGTCACTGCATCCCGGTCCTTGATACCGGCCAGATCGGACTCGAGCTCAAAGGAGCCGCCCTCACCAGCAGCGGAAGTCCAGTTGCCCTTGGTCCAGACCTCCTTCTCAATGAACCACACCAGCGCCTGCAGGTCGTCATCGTTGATGCTGCGCAAGGTTGCGTCTTGAGACAACTCCGCGTCGTTGCGGATGAGCTTGACAGCCTCGCCGAAGACGTTCTGCCCAAAGCCGAACTGCAAGGTGTTGCGCCCATCCTCCAGCGCTTGCCCACTGACGCCGCCCTCGGCCATGCTGGGGATACGCGCTCCCCCAGCCAGCCTCTGCAGCATGCGCGCCGCCCAGACGTCGATCGTTGCTCTTGCGCGGAAGCCGATCAAGTTGCCCGAGAAGTTGATTGCCTTGGGCGCGGTGCCTCCGCGGTTGATGTCCGGGTCTGCGTTCTTGACTACCCGCCACAAGTCGACGATGGCGCGCACGACGTTGCCGCCGTTGAAGCCGAACTTCTTCCCGTTCGCCTTCGTGGGCATCAGGCTGTCGGGGAGCTTCCTGGCATCAGCCAACTCCTTGGCCATGACCTTGTACTCGTCGGTCTTCTTGATGGCCGCCTTGGACATGCCGCCTTCTTGCTTGGCGTTGAACCAAGCGCGGAACTGCGTTTCAAGGTCGTTGACTTTCTGTGACCACTCAATCCACTTGGGCACCATGTCGTCGAACTTGCCGTTCGACAACAGACGCAGCGCCTCGACACTGTTGTCCCAGTTGGTGCGAACGGGTGTGTTCGGGCTGGTGGCACCCAGCAGATCCGCGAACAGATCGCCAAGCCCGCCGAACTCTTGCCGCAGGCGGGTGCGCATCTCCTTGTACCAGCCAGACTGGTCGATGATCTTGCGCGCTGCCGCGTCGCCGGCCTGGGCGCGCTTGTAGACGGCGCGCACCTCTTCCAGCATCTTGCTGGCCAGTTGATCGACCTGGACGGTGTACGCAGATGTCTCGGGCTGCAGAGACTTCCCGCCGCTCCCATTGCTGAATTCGTAAGGGATGGTCTTGTACTGCAGCACGTACTTGCCGGTGACGTCGTCCTTCTTGACGCCGTTGAAGACCAGCGGCGCCCAACCGTCTTCGACCGGGTGGGCGGCCTTGTGCTCTCGCACTTGGGTCTCAAGCTCGCTTGCCGAGAGCTTGAGCTTGGCGGCGCTGGCTCGCACTTTGGTCTTCTCTTCGGCGGACACGACCGTGCGCTCGGCAATAGACCGCTCACCCCGCACGGCAGCCAGGATGTGAGTGTCAACAGAGCCCACCCGCTTGCCTTCTGTCGGGGCGTCCTCTTTCACCTTGTTGCTGAACATCGGCAGCCCGCTGGTGGCCACCTTCTCGCGCATGGCGGGGGTGATGTCGAAGCCGGATTGCTGGCTTGGTACCTCGGACAGCGCGACCATGTCGCCGCCGAGCGCCTGTGCGGCCGATATGGAACCGGCCTGCTGCATGGCGCTTTCGATTGACTGCCCGCGGCGCACCAGGTCTGCGACTTCGTTGAGCTGCGATTGGATCGCCGACGGCAGGTTTGGGTCGTCAGCCACTGCGCGAATCTCAAACACACCCAACGTGGGCCCTTGGTACTCGCGACGTTCCTGCAGGCCGGTGCCGCTCTCCGGCCGACCTTGCACGTCGATCGTCGCCGCAATAACCTGCCCACCACCCACCTTCGGCAGCAGCTTCTTCAGCGAGCCGAGCAGGAATGATGGCGCTCCCGTCTTGGGGTTCATACCGCTCTTGTCACCGTAGAAGGCCTCAAAGCCCTCACGGCGCGGCATCGCAGTACCAGCGCCTTCTGCCTGCATGCGCTCCCAGATCTTGGGCGCAAGGTCCGCAGCGTTTTGCCCCTCGGTCAGCGCCGGGCGGATCGTGTTTTCCAGTTCTTTGACGGAGCGAACGGTGTTGCTGTTGGTCTTGGACAAGCCGCGTGCAACAGCCTCAGCCTCAAGGTTCATGCCGGCCGCGTCGCCGCCTTCCTGGCTCTTGGCGCGGACAAGAAACGACCCGTCAGGCTGCTTGGCCCAGTCGATGCGCTCTGTGCCCCAGCGCTTGAAGTGAGGCTCTGCGTCAGCGAACGCCACCCGGTCGTAGCCACCCTCGGCAGCCATGACCATCAGGCGCTTGAGGGCGAGGTTCAGCCAGCCTTCGGTCTTGGTGACGAAGGGGGCCTTAGGAACGCCGCTGGCATTCGCGCCGATGAACCCGGCGGGGTCGCCTTCCATCCCAGCAACGAACTGTGGTTCACCCTTGAACCCCTTCTTCTTCCCCTCCTGCCCCCAATCCGACTGCAGCTCCTCGACGAACAGCACGCGTTTGCCATCGGCATCGGTGCGGTCGTTCACGCGGATGTGGGCCAAGACGTTGGGCTGGTCCCAGTGGCTTGAGCGGTACTGCGCAGCTGGGGCTTCGGCTGACGCGTACGACAGCATGCGATTGCGCTCAAGTTCCTCTGGCGTCGCTTTCTGCAGCCAACCATTGCCGTACTTTTCCCGCATTGCCTGCTTGAAAGCATTGGCCTTGTTCAGTTTGACCTCAGCGCTTTCAGGGCCGGGGGTATTCGGCAGCGTCAGCAACACCTCACGGTAGTTCTCACCGCCGGGGAGGGTGTACTGGCCGTACTTGGTCGGGCGCTCGGCTGCGGAGTCTGGATCCCAGCCGTCGGCCATCGCCTCGGCTGACGTGGCGCCCTCTCCGCGCACCTCATTGTTGTCATCAACCAGCACGTAGCGGTAGGCGGCGTCGTCGTCTTCGGTCGCCTCGCGCACGCGCCAGCCGGCAGGCAGGTCTGTGGTGCCCTCGTCGGACAGCACCGTCTCCTCCACCCGCACCCCACCCTGCTGCAGGTACTCGGCCACTTCGGCCTTCGTCACCTTCTGCCCGGCAGCGCGCTTGAGCTCGAGGAAGTCCTCGACGCCAGACCACTCGATTTCGTCGGGCTTGACGCCCTTGGTGGTCAGGCCGCGGATGTAGCCGCGCCACTGGTCCGGCATCGCTTGGCCGGGTCCGGCGTCAATCTTGCGCGCCAGCTCGCTGTACATGCCCAGCGGGTTGACGTCGGCGGCGCGGTTGCTGGCAGTGATGCCCGGTGCGGTAGCCGTCGTGGCAGCCGCAGGCACCTGCTGCCCCTGAGCCTTCATGGCATCGGCGTAGGCCGTCGACACGGCGTCGCGCACGGCCACCGCATCGGTGGCGTAGCGCTGGATGAAGTCGTCACCGTAGGCGCTCTGGGCGCCCTGGATGAAGGTGTTCAGCTTGTCGAGGATGACCTTCGCGACCTCGGTGAAGTCGCCGTCGCCCATCTTCGTGCGCAGCTCTTGCCAGAAGTCCTGCCGCTTGGTGACCGCCTGCGTCATGAACGCGGCGATCTCGTTGTCGATCTCAGCCTCGTTGTTGATGTCGTACTGGAACTTCTGAGCGAAGTCCGCACGCATGTCGGTCTTGGTCAGACCCTTGATTGTCGTGACCAGCTTCTCGCGAATCGGCTGCGGCAGTGCATGCACGCCCTCGTGCATCATCACGAACAGCGCGCCGTCGCTCGACTTGCTGTCCAGGTAGATGTTCTGATCTTTGCCCGGGATCACAAACCCGTTGGGCATCTCGTCCGCAGGCCCGGCCACGTAGTCCAGGTACGTGACCGTCTTGCCCACCAACCGCGCCATCGCGCTGGCGACCTTCTGCTGATCGGTCAGGTCTCCTGCGTGCAACTCGACATCGACACCGCGGGCGTTCTTCAGCATTGTGATAGCTTGGCCCGCAGAACGAAGCGGCGCGGGCGGGGCCAACTTCAGGGTGAAGGCAGGTTCATTTGCCGCAGCACCTCCGACCGTAGCGGCTCCTCCAGGCAGTCCGGGTGGATTACCTCCCCCCTGTCCGAGATCGACCATCCCTGCGCCCGCAACTCCTGGCTGCTGCGCGCCACTTCCGCTCGCCGTTGCAGCCAGGCCTTGGCCTGCTGCTCCAGTGACTGCTGTTCCACTCGCGTCTCCCTTCTGGTATCCAACGATCTGGAAGCGCCCATTGCCCATCGGCTCGACGCGCCAGTCGTGCGTTTGCCTGGTGTCAATGACCGTGCTCGCGGTGGCCATTGCCTGCTCGGCGTCTTGCTCATTCGCATAGCCGGTCTTTGTGCGACCGGCCCAGGTCAGCGGCTTGCTCGCCTCAGTCAGACCTGCAGCCTGCTCGGCTCGAGCCAGCAGGTCGGCGTCAGTGGCGCGCTCACCGCGCCCGGCGCTCAGTGACGGGCCAGGCTGGGTGGCTCCAGCTCCCAGAAGTGCAGCACCTCCATCACCGGCCAGAGCTCCTGCGGCATTGACACCTCCGGTGCCTGGGACTGCAGCATCTCGTCCTGCACCGCCCAGGCCTGCGAGAGGGTCACTGCCCCCTGCAACACCGCTTCCTCCAGCCAGTCCTCCAAGTACATTTGGTAGGCCGACATCAGTTCCTCCGGCTGCAGCAGGCGCCGTCGGCACCACGATGGGCGCCAGGCCAGCCTGCGCAGTGATGCTATCAGGGGGGGTGAAGTTGATCGTGCTGCCGATCAGGCCTGCGTCGTCGCGTGCCGGTGCGGACGGGCCCACGTCCATCGCAGAGCGTGCGGTCTGCGTGGGAGAGATGAACTCTTCAGACGGGTTCGTCGTGCTCAAGTTGGCACGGGCGTAGGCGTCGGTGAGCGGGTCCACGCCCTGCTCTCGGCTCGCAAGGTACGCGGACGCGCCGGCCGTTGGTGAGGTGGTCACCAGGGTGGTTGCGGCGATCTGGCCGAAGTCCTGCGTGAGCGCGCGATTGGGGTCAACCTGCCCGATGGCAAAGTTGGCCGCGCCAGTGGTCGTCAGCTCGTCAGCAAGCTCCGTCGTGATCTCCGTGACGGCTGCACGCTTGGCTGCTCCTCCAACAGCCTGCCCTGCGATCTTCTTGGCCAGCAGCCCCTCAAAGCCAGCAGCACCAAAGATCACGCCGCCGGTTGCGGCAATGCTCTGCGCCAGGCGCGCCTTGGTCAGCGCGACTTCGCTCCGCGCTTCCTCAAACGTCTTGCCCTCGTCCATGAGGCGCTTGACGTCGGCGTTCTCGCGCATCAACTGCGCGTTCTTCTTGCTGGTCAGCTCCTCGTAGACCTGACCAGCAGCATCGCCGCCTGCGGCAACAGCGGCCGCACCACGGGCAGTGGCAACAGCGCCAGCAGCGCGCCCTGCGCTGACCACCATGCCCCCAGAGATGGCGTCTGCAAGTGCGACCTTGGGCGCGACTGCCGCCGCGCCACGCACCGCCAATCCACCCACGCCGCCGCCGAACACGGTGGCCGCGATCATGGCTCCCATGAGCGGGCCCTGACGGACAACCTCCTCGACCGCGATCGTCGGGTTGGTCACGAACTCCGCCAGCATGACAGCGCCCTTGGCCCACTCGTTGGGCTGCTGCGCCAGCTTGGACGCAAACTGCTGGGCCCGGTACTGCTCAGGCGCAGAGATGGCCTCCTGCGAGGCCTTCATCTTCTGGGCCAGCTCTGCAGCCCATTGGCTTGTCGGGTCGATCGTGTTGGCGATGACTTGGCGGGCCATGATGCCGCCCTGCTCAAGCCGAACGCCCAGGTCGCCCAGGTACTCCCCAACCGTGCGGTCGCGATCCAGGTTGACGACCCTGTTGGCCTCGTCCATGCGCATGCCTTCGTCGGCTGCGCGAACGCCCTGCGCCAGCATGCGCCGCTCGGCGATCTGCTTGGCGGTGCGGCCCTCCATGACGTCGCTGATGCCGGGGAAAACATCGGGCACCGGCACGGGGGGCGGCGCCACGCCTGCGCCCGGGCGCGGAGGCGGCAGGTTGCCAGGGCCACGCGGGGCGTCCAGCAGTCGCTGAGCGCGCCCCTCTTGGTCGAGGTTGATGCGCTTGTTCTCTGCCTGCACCTCGGCC